CTTCTTTCCATTCTTTCAACCATTTATGTCCGTCTCTCTCTGCATCTATAAAGATTGCATTTGTAAAGGCCATTGGTAATAGTATTGCAACATGAACTATAATACTGGTAACAATACTGTATCCTAACCAACCCAAATAGTAAGATGCTATGAATCCAAAGAAAATACTCCATGCAGTAAACAATACTAACATGAAATATGTTTGTAGACTAGGGTCTGGTATATACTTTAACGGATTATATCTCACATCCATTACTCTTCTCCAACCATTCACAAGACTCATTATAATTCTTCTGAACAGGCTGGGCTTTTTCATAAGTGGTTTAATTTTACTCATTTCATTCTCCTATGTGATTTCTCACAAACTCTTTTACTACATGAAGGCCAACCGACAACCATGTAATTACAAATAAACTCCATACCACTATCTCAATCATTTAAACTTGCACTCTGACATAATTTCTGTCAAACATGCAACGAAATTGATTTCACTGTCCATTGAAAATGCAGATTTGTATTGATAGTCTGCAATAATTAATACACATGCTGGTATGGAACTTGGTTCTAATTTAGTTTCAAGTGAATTGAAAACTTTTCTGTAAAGTGTATTGAAGTCATTATCTGAATTTGCACCGACCCATTTTCTCATGTCGGACCATTTCTTATCTTTCATCATATTTATCAGAGGTGTAAGTTTTTCTTCTGATAGTGTTGCTAACAACCCACTATCAATAACACCACTTGCACCATATCTTTGAATTTCATTCAGACATCTTCTAAAGTCTGGAAAGAATTTCATAATAAGTTCTGCAAGGACTTTACTATCTGCTTCTATGCCCTCTGCTTCACAAATCTCTCTGCATCTTTTCATCATCTGTTGTGCAAGAGTTGGTTTGTCTGATGGTTTGATTAAGAAATCAATGACTGTTGTTCTTGAATGTAAAGGTGGAATAATCCTGTTCTTGTAATTACAAGTAAAGATAAATCTGCAGTTAGATGAAAACTCTTCTATAAAGTTTCTCAATGCAGGTTGCACCGACTCAGCAGATATGTAATCTGCCTCATCAAGTATCACAACTTTAGGTCCACCTGAAAGTGATACTGTTGATGCAAAGTTTTTAATTTTAGTCCTGAGTGTATCAATCAATCTTCCTTCATCTGAACCGTTTATAACAATGAAGTCTGCACCAAGTTCATTACACAATGCTTTTGCAATGGTTGTTTTACCACAACCTGCAGAACCACATAACATAAGATTTGGTATTTGTTCTTGTTTAACAAATTCTCTAAAAGTGGATTTGATTGATTCAGGTAGTATCGTGTCCTCAATATTTTGAGGACGATACTTTTCAACAAATAAAAATTCTTGATTCATAATAAGATGTTAAAACCCCTCCGAATTAACTGTTGTAAGAACCCTTGAAGATTGATGAGATTTCTTACATCCCGAGTATAGAGCTGAGACTAATTTAACCCTATTCACACTATTATATATATGTCTATTGACCATACTTTGAGTCTGGCTCAAGTGCAATAAAGTATTCTAACTCTATATCTTTATTATTGAAGTGAGAAATACCTTTAGAAGATACTGAAACTGAATAGTTTCCTTCTAATACTTTCAGATTATCAATCTTGAAATTGAAAGTAAACGGTGTTCCGTCTCCTGTGCCTACAGTTCTACTGAATGAATTAGATGTTGCATTCTTTTTGTCGGTTACTTCCAATGTCATGGTAGTTCCGTCTGATTTAAGAATCAAATCATTCACTCCTAGAACACTAGCAGCTTTGTTTAAATCATTTAGAAGTGTTGATGATACATCAAAAGATACCTCTGCATCTGGCATAGTTATCATTTTTTCTGGTGATGTTACCATTCCTTCACTTGCATAAAAGTAAGCCAATGCAGAATTAGTATCTGAAATGGTTACACTTGCATCGCCGAATTGAAAGTCTGCATCTTCTAATAAAGAAGTTGCACCTAAGAATTCAGGTAGATTGTAGATAGAGAAATCCTGTGGAAACTCTTCATCTACTGTTGCAACTGCCAGAATGTTTTTCATATTTGAAATTGTCTGCAGTTGTTTACCACTGGTAACTTTAATACCAGAGTTTATTGTTGAGAAATTTTTTAAGACATTCCTCGTATCATTACTTATTTTCATCACTGTTAGCCTCCTTCATTGCTTTGTCGTGAACATGTAGCATGAATATTGCATAATGAATTACTTTGAGTAAGTCTGCTCTATTCTTCCCACCTTTTTTGCCGTATCTTTGGGCATACTTCATAATATTCCCAATACAGAAACCCTCACCATGACCTGAGTCAATAATAAACTCAGTTGATTGGTATTTGTTAAGAGAGTAATGTTGGTCATAAGTGTTATCAATATATGAAGACAACTCTTTAATCAAGTTGTCCTCATTATATTTGTATTCAATATTACTCATCATGTCCATTATACTCGTCTGACGCAGTTTCGTCAATAGGGTTTTCCTCTGTTAAGGAAACACCCTCATCAACTTTGGTGTAGAGGTCAAGAATACTGTTTCTTGTCTCTTCATCAAACCTTGAAATGCACATTTCAATAGACTTCATTCTGTCATTGAACATTCTGAATGCATTGACTATGTGAACAAGTCTTCTTGTAGTAATCACATCATCGATAGCACCCTCGTAGAATGTTTTTCTGATAATGTCTGCCCAATCAACCAACTTGGTTGTGAACTCTGAATCAACTTCACCTGTCAAGGCCATTTCTTTTTCAAGAATTTTTCTCTCAGTAGTTACTGGAGGATATTCTTGTTGCATCGTAATTGCAAACCTTTCTAACATCGCCTCATTCATGATTTGAGTCCCTATGAACTTGCCATCTTCTGAACCTTGACCTTTAGTATTTGCAGTTGCAAGAATTGTAAAACCTGGTTTTGGTGTTACCCATTCACCAGTCTTTTTGATTAAGTATCCTTTTCCTTCAAGAACTGATTGTAAACACATGAGTTTGTTAGAACCTAAATCTACTTCATCAAGAAGTAAGACGGAACCTTTTCTCATTGCTTTGATAACAGGACCCTCTCTGAAAGTAATATTACCATTAACAAGTGTATGACCACCCATTAAATCATCTTCATCGGTCTCAATTGTTACATTGACTCTGAAAAGTTCCCTCTTCAATGATGCACATACTTGTTCAATCATAAGAGTTTTACCATTACCAGATAAACCAGTTACAAACACTGGAAAGAATATTCCAGATTTGATTATGTTCTTGACATCTTTAAAGTGTCCGAAAGGAACATAATTAGACATTTTCTCAGGAACAATTTTGACATTGTCTTCTAAGATATTAACCGACTCAGTCTGAGCAGCTACCGGCATTTGAGACGGTATTGCTGGTGTGGTCGGCATAACTGGTGCAGGTTTAACCGGCATTGGAATGACATTGGTCATTAATGCAGATAAATCAAATATCGTTGCATCAGAATTTCTGAATGGATATTTGGTTGATTTGACCCAATATGGGACAGCACCAACATTCTCTAAGTCTTCTTTAGAGAATGAAGTCTGGTCTGGATAGACCGACTGTAAAGTCGCGATAAACTCTTGTCTATCAGGACTCATTCTGAAATCTTTACCATTTACTGATACAGATTCCGTCATTGTTGAATAACTCATATAGCCTCCTTTTCGTTATTTCTCATCATTTGGATATGGTATCAAAAAGTGATACGCATTGTCAACGCCCTTATTCACAGATTCTTAAAATCCTCTCTAAGTCTTTTTCAATTGATACCATACCTTTAACTTTTTTAGAATAGGTTTCCATTTCTCCATTGTTAACCCAAAATCTAAATGCTTTGCATTCTACCTTTTCTTCGGCACATAACTTATATCTTGGACATTCGAATTTAACACAAGGGCTATCTCCAACATCCATAACTGCATCTGCAAATTTAGAATATGAGTTATCAAAATTATGATAATAGGCTTCATCTACCTTTAATGGGTCTCTCATTACTGAACCTCTGTAATTCTATCTAATAAATCCACATCAATCTTTTCTAATAATGTGACTTTGAATTTGTCACCAATTGTTTCGACCATGTGAGGAACATCAACACCTTTTGATGATGCGATATCTACTCTCTGAGTAAATTCTCTGTAGTCGGCTTCATTTAATATAACTTCCATTATGCTATCTCCTTAATAAATTCGTTAGTTAAAAATCTTGAAGTTGTTTTAGTCTTTTGGTTTTTCTTAAAGGCAGTTGTTAATTTGCCTTTTTTCGCACCGACTAATTCTTCATCAAGTTCATCTTCACCACCAACAACCAAAGTTGTCGACGCCGTTGTGAATAGTTTTCCGTATCCTTTGGTTTCCCAAACGGTACCAGTTTTTCTTGTTTCTAGCCATTTTCCTTGAGCTTCATATGTGTCTTCTCCTATGCAACTCATTAATTGTAGAAAGTCTGATTTTCTACCACAAACAAAGTAACCTGTTGTTATCACTCCTGTTTCTGCTTTCAACCACTCTAAAAGATTTGTAGTTTTCTCAAAATCACTTCCGTAATATCTGTCGATTTCATAGTCATAAACTTTTCCAGAATATGGGTCAATCAGTTTTCTGATTTTGGTTACAGACCACCTTTCTGAACCCTCTAATTGTTCTGTAATTTGTTTTTGCTCTTCTTCACTTGGGTAAAGACAGTCTGCTCTATGACTGTAACCATCTGTAATGATTGTTAGAATTGATTTCTCAATACCATACTGTTTGTTGAATTCTGGAATTAATCTTCTCATGCCAACTAAACACTGGTCAAGAGGAGTTCCACCCAATCCATATCCATTTGGGTGATTGTATCTTGTGTTCCAGAAATAACCATCGGGGTCAATGAAATCAATGCCAGAAAACCACTCATTGTAGGCACTAACATTTTTCTCAAAGTTTTTGTTGTAAGAACTTCCGATTGTTTGTAAATAGAACTCGTTGTAAAGACCACCCATAATAGCAAGTGCATCTAAGTATTCTTTTGACTTCATTTCATTTGACAACATTTCTACAAGTCTGATTTTACTTCTATCAGTATCCCAGCCATATGACTCATTGTAACCAATTTGGTCTGAGAACAAATAAACTCTGAAAGGTATGTCAACTTTTTTACAGAACATTGCAAGAATCATTGATTGTTCTAATAAGTCCATAACTTCGTTAGAGATAGAACCAGACCAATCAAGCATAACTTGAACACCATGATTCTTTCCGTCTGGAAGATATGTCATTCTTTTGAAAACATCATCAACGATTTGATACTTAGCAAGTCTATTCATATCTAACTTACCAGTTTTACCAGTAAATGCATGAGCTTGAGCAAAGGCAGCTGCTTTCATTTCAAACTCTTTTGCCATATGCATCACAATCTTTTTGTTCTTATCAACCAATCTCTTGGCACTTCTCTCTGCCATGATTTTTGTTTTACCAAGGTCTTTATCAATATTTTCTTGTGGTTCTCCTTTCTTGTCTTTTCCTTCGAAGAACCATTTCCAATCTTGTCTTACTTGTTTGTAAGGATAAACAATGTTTTTGATGTCTTCATTGTTTACAACTTCTTTCATATTGATATGACTGACAACTGCAGAATCTTCTGAAATGAATTGTTCTTCATTGTTGTGTGCATTGTGTTCTGTAATAGATTCTCTAGCACCATCTTCATCATCGTAATGATTTGGGTCAAGACCCTCACCACCTTTTTTACCAGTAGATTTTCTCTCTTCTGATTCTTCATCATCTTCTTCAGCATCTTCACCTGATTCAGAATTATCATCTTCTATTTCTGGAAGATTATCATCATCATCTTCATTTGAATCTTCATAAGGGTCTTCGTAAGAGTCTGAATCTTCACCGAAGTCTTCCATATTTTCTTCTTCATCTTCTGACTCTTCATCATCACCGATATCGAACATCTGAGGAACTAACTTCTCATCATCAATAGTTCTTGTCTCATTTTCTTTTGACCATTCATAGATTGCAGTTGCACATTCTTCAACTTCTTCCCATGTTTGACATTTAATTGCCCAATCAAGGAAGAATTGTTCTTCTTTATTAAGTGAAATACTTACCCTTGAACCACATTTTGTAATCAGATTGATTTTGTCAATCAGTGAAAGTTCTTGTAAATTCTTTTCTTTGATACCGAAGAAATCGATATCCATCAATTCGTTATATGCTTTAAAGAATGATTTTCTCAGACCAGGATATGTGTCTTTTATCATTCTCTCAATTCTGACATCTTCTACAACATTAAGATATCCTTTAAGTGTTCTGTTTTTGGTAACTGCAGAATGAACACCCTCATAAGGAGTATTCAATGCATGAGAAACTTCATGACCCATAAACAAGTCATAAAGTTCAGAAGATATATCTTCTTTAAGAATAGGACAACATAATAGTCTATTCTTCAAATCAAAGTATGCAGTAGGAACTTTCCTATGCACAATTGTTAAGTTTTCCTTTGCAAGTAATTTTGCAAGGTTGTCTTTTTGGGTTTTTAATCTCTCAGTCATGTGTATATGGTACTAAAAAGTGATACGCTTTGTCAACGCCTAGATTATATACCTAAGTCTGCGACTTTCAGTGCAATTAATGTATCAATGAAAGTATCATTGTCTTTGCAGTATGGAAGTTTGTCTATACCATAGTCATTTGCAATTGCATTAATCACATTCCATATATCGTCATTTGCCATTGCACACACATCGTCTGCGATTTGGTCTTTTATTATATCGTTTACTGTATTACTCATTTCGTCTCCTTTTTCAATCTATGCAACCATGGTATCAAAATATGATACGCATTGGCAACGCCTAGATTAAAGGTCGAATTGAGTTAGATTGATATCTTCGGTAGTAAGGTCGGTAAGTATATTTTCTTCTTTACCAGTATACCATTGTGCAATAGTATATCGACTATTCCGTCTCACTGGAGAGACTCCATGTAGCGTGGAGACACCACGGAAGATGACCGATTGACCTTGTATTGGTTTGTGTCTGTAGGAATCTTCATAATAAGACTCTGAGAACTCTGGAAACCATGTTTCACCACCGTTATAATTAGTATTCAGGTAGGTTATACTAGTCCATTCACGGTTTGGGTTGTCTTTTTTTACAAAACTTGCTCTGTTATTATCTAAATGACCTTGCAATTCTTCATCTGGTTGTTCAACTTCATATGTAGAATATGTGTCTACATGTGGGTGTTGTTGGCCACCGATAGGCCATTCTGCCAATAAAGACATTTCAGGATATAGTGGTTTATCTAAAAGTTTGTTAAGAAATGATATGTTATCGTAAGTCATACGATTAAAAAGTTTTCTTACACGATTATCTAAGATGGTGTGTCTTGTGATTGCACTATAATCAAAAGACGAACCTACAGAACATAGGTGTTTATTGCGTTTGAACCAGTCTATCAAAAACCAACATTCGTCTTGTGTAAAACTATCTACAAGATAAATCTCAGGCTGATACTGCTTCTTCTCCTGTTGATTCACTTGATTCATTATTTTCTTTTTCCTGTTGTGCTTCTTGTAAAGCACGAGCAAAGGCCTGTCTTTTTTCAAAGTCTAGTCTTTTTCTTCTCTCTTTTGGTCTTACTTTTAATGCTCTTTCTAATTTTAATTTAGATGCTCTTTGTAAGAAGAGTATACCATTTAAATGGTCTATCTCATGTTGAACACATCTTGAACCTATTCCGTCAAGTGTAGTTATATGTTCTTCTCCATCTGAATCATGGTATTTCATTTCAACAACTTTACTTCTTTTAATCATTAAGTAAATGTCTGGAAATGATAAACAACCCTCTTTAAGTAGGTCTGTTTCTTGTGATATTTTTGTTAATTCTGGATTGAAGAATGCCTGTGTTCCGTCTTGTGTTCTCATTACGAACATTCTGTATGGAAGTCCAACCTGATTTGCAGATAAACCAAGACCACCGAATTTATCCATTGCTTCTGCCATGTTCTTTTCAATTTCTTTAGGGTCTTCTGGTGGATTTTCAAAATCGAAAATCTCTGGTGGTTGTCTTAATACTTTACTTGCTTCTTCAACTAATTGATACATAATTTACCATGATATTTTGTTGTTGTGGGTTACTACTATTTCAAAACCTAAGAATGCAACAACATCATTCCAGTTTTGTTTTAAGAGTTTCTTAATTTTGTTAAAATACTTTTTAAGGAAGTTGAGTGCTTTTTTCATAACACCTTTCATCCATTTAAAGACATCAAATATTCCTTCTGTTAAATACTCATCTGAGTTTGCATTCTGCATTTCTTCGTTGACAACCATGTTTATACCTAAACCGATTGTAGACCAAAAAGAATAATAACCTGATTTACCTTTTGGGTTTGAAGGAGTTTTTAAGTCTGCTTTTGTCTTTTGTGAAGTCTTAAACTTTGCATCTGGTTTTACTTGACTTGCAATTTTACCAACATAACCATCACTTGCAGATTTTACTTTATGCATTTTTGCATTACCTTTAAAATCGGTTACTAAGAATGCATCTGCAGTTCCTTCTGAATTACCAAACTTCTCCATACCTGTCATTGCTTCGAATGTAAATTCTTGTGCGAATGCAGGATTAGATTTAAACAATGCTCTAAGGTCTTCTTTAAGTGCCTTATGAGCCTCATCTGCTCTTCTTAAAACTTCTATCTCTACAAACTTTCCTGCATCTTCTAGTTCGGTTTTATTACCTTTTATTCCGAGTTTAGTTAAGTCTGTAGTTGGCATAAGACCGTCTAATTTCTTTCCTAAGTTTTCTACGAATGCGTCTCTATCTACTTTTTCAGCGGCTGTATAGAATGTTGCAAGTGCCTCTGAACGACCACCTGACATCAATTGTGCATCACCTGTTTTAACGGATATTCTATCTTTACCAACTACGATATCAGTTTTAGGTGTGAGTGTAGAACCTTTTGCTTTACCACCCTCAAAATATTGATTCCATTTTGAAGTAGCAGAGTATGAATTTTTAGGAAAGTATCCTTTTCCTTTTAAACCACAACTTCTAACAATCTTTTTACCAACTTCTGGTGCATTTGGAAAGTATTTGTTATCTACTCCTTCACCATTAGCTGCGTCAACAATTACTTTCTCCATTTCATAGGCAGCTGAAGTATCTGCCTCATGCAATACTATTTTAGAATTATACTTTGGTAAGTTTAACTCGTTTAAGTTTGGTGTGTTATATTGTTGAAAAGATTTCATATAACTATTTATATTATCCGGCAAGTCTGGAGAAGTTCTTGTGTTTTTCAAATCTTAAAACATTTTCAAACTTATCATATAGTGCATCACCTTTATGTGAGATAATAAAACAATTGGTTTTCTCTGTAAGGGTTCCTAATAACTTAAAGAAATCATCGGTACCTTGTGAGTCTAAAGAACTATCAAATACTTCATCTAATATAAGTAAGTTAGTGTTCACACTATTCTTCATTCTTGCAACACTTCTCCATGTGAATAGTAATGCAAGGTCAATTCTCATCTTTTCTCCTTGTGAGAAGTTATCATATTTGAATTCGTCTCTAAATCTGGACTTAATAGTCTCTTCGAAGGCCTCATTCAATTCAAACCCCACATAGAATTCTAGTTGTGCAAGATACTTATTAATAAGTTTGTTCATAATAGGAACATACTGTTTAATAATTTTTTGTTTAACACCTTGGTCTCTTAATAACATTGATGCAATGTCATAGTAATGTTCTTTCTCAACCATAGATTCTTTTTTAGAATGTAGTATGTTTAACTTCTCTTCAACATCATCAATCTTATCCTGAACATCATCATTTGCATTTACTTCATTCTTCAATTCTTCAATCTCTTTATTAATCTTCTGAATGTATTTTTGATTAGATGTTATTTCTGCCTGTAATAAACCAATTTCTTTTTGAATTGTGTTTATTTCGTCTTGGACTCCGTTGATTCTTTGAAGTTCATCATTGATTTCTGAGACTTGTTCTTCGAGTGTTGCAACCGCCTCCTTGATTTCTGAGATTTTATCCTGTTTTTCCTCAATACATTTCGTCTTATGTTCATCGTCTAAACCTTGTTTACAGGTTGGACAATTGTCGTGGTCTTCATAGAACTTAATGTCTTTAATTGCTTTTCTTCTAGCTGTTTCAAGTTTAGCTTCCATGTCAACAACTTGTTTGAGTCTAGTCTCAGTCGTGTCTTTATTATCGATTGAGGATTTTTTCTCCACCACATCTTGCGTCTTTTCATCTATGTCTCCTAAAAGTTTTGTAATGTTTGTTTCTGTTTCATCAACATTGTGTTGAAACTTTTCAAGTTTTTCATTACGATTTTCACGGAGTGCATTGAGTTGTTCATTGAGTCCTGAGACTCTCTCTTCTAATAAGTCAATCTCATGTTCAGTATCTTTCAATTCAACTTTATGACTTGCAATCTTCTTACGAAGAATCTCCATCATGGTTGAAAAGATTGATATGTCAAGTAGGTCTTCAACTAATTTTCTTCTATGTAATGCTTTTAATTGCATAAAAGGAGTAAAGTTGGCAGAACCTAATATTGCCACCTGTGTAAAAGAACGATAACTCATTTTGAGTATGTTCTTCTCTAAGTGTTCTTGATAGTCTTTGACGGTTGCATCTTGATTAATGAAAGTGTCATTAAGATACAATTCAAATTTGTTTGGTTTGGCACCACGAATTACTTTGTAATCTCTTTTGCCAATTGAAAATTCTAACTCTACTAATAAGTCTCTACTATTTAAAGAGTTAACTAATAAGTCCTTTTTAAGATTTCTAAAACCTTTACCATATAATGCAAAACATAATGCATCAAGTAAGGTAGATTTACCTGCACCATTTTCACCAAGAATAAGTGTAGTGTCATTTGAATCTAAAGATATTTCGGTAAAGGTATTACCAGAAGATAGTAAATTTTTGTATTTAATATTTCTAAATGTTATCATAAATAAGTGTGTTCATCTAACGCTTCATTATACAGTGATTGCATAATATCGTTAAGTGGTTTTTTCTTTCCTTGTATATCTAATGAGTCAACATACTTCGAAAGTATAGTAAGAGTGTCTTCAACATCTTCTATTTCATCATCTTCAAAGAAGTCCATATGTTTATTATCATCAACAACAGAAACATGAAGAGGTCCTTCTGCATGTATTTTATCTAAGAAAGTATCAAACCAATAAGGGTTGTCTTTGTTAACTACAATAACTTTTGTAAACTTTCCTGCATACTTACTATAGTCTGCATTTGCAATAGTCTCAAATGATTCTTTAGAATCATCATAAAAGGCTTTCTCAAATAATGTTAATGGGTTTAAAACTGGTGTTAATTCTTGTGTATCAGTATCAAAGATATGAAAATACTTTTGGTCTCCATAATCTGACCAAGTAAATTGCATCTGACTTCCTAGATATCTGATGTTTGCAAATTCTGATTTTTGATGAAAGTGTCCTGATAAAACTTTTTCAAATCTCTTTACATAAGAGTGGTCAAATCCATGTTGACATGTCATACCTGGCATCATCAAGGCACCCTCGAATTCGAAATGACCCATACACCAACTTGCTTCAGCAGTTCTTAAAAAGTCTACAGTATCAGCATAGTTTTCAGGATTAATCCAAGGAACCATTGCAATATTAAAACCATCGTATTCTCTTACTTCGGGTTCTGTAATCACATTTATATTTGCTTCATTAAATAGTAATAGTTGTGGTGCATTGACATCATTTGTTGACTTATAATAAGTGTCATGATTACCTATGATTAAGTCCATAGAGATATCATTCTTTATTAAAGGTTCAATAAAGTGTTCTCTATTGGCTTTTAGAGTTGCAAAGTTCACATACTTTCTTCTATCGAAGTAATCACCTAAGTGAATAATGTGGTCTATGTTGTGTTCTTTTAGATATGGGAAGAATACTTCTTCATAGAAACGACCTTGGTATTTGGCCATTGCCTCCATATCACCTCGGACACCTGCATGTGTGTCATTCAGTAATGCTATTTTCATTCAGTAAAGTTTTCTAAGTTTTTCTTTTTTACCGCAGTCTTTCTTTTAGACTTGCGTGGTTCATATTCAACACGATTCATGTTCTCCTGCATCCATTCAACATTCGTGTTCGATAAACTTGGGTCGTGTTGACCATCGATAGTTTCAAAAGAATCCATGGTAATACCACTTTCATTGGTAACCGTCTGTTTAATATAGACTTGTTTCTTTTCTTTTTGAATTCTTCTTAGGAATGCATAATAGCATATCTGAGTGATATACGCAAATGCATTATTTGACTTTTCTACATTGAAGTTGCCGATATACTGAATACAATTCTCAATTGCATCACATATCATTTCGTCTCTGTAGGTATAATTGATAAAATTGGGTCTAGTCGATAGTCGAGTAGCAATTTTGTAGATACATTCACCTATGTATTCAGACATTTTAGGAAGTTCAGTGTCATTGGCCTTGGCTTCTTTGATTCCTGCTGAGTATTCAGCAACCGCCGCAGTGAACTCCTTGTTGTTTACATAGTGTTCGTTTACTTTTTTTGTAGTCATGTATACATTATACACAATTTCCTGTGTCCTGTAAGGTGGTTTTTATATTTATTTTTTTTAAGTTTTTATTAAAAAACCACTATACAAAGGAGGAATTTATGATAAAATGAATATGTTGCCGGTTAGGGAACCATTAGGAAGAGATAACATCTTTAACTCTATAACTAGTAGTTATGAATTCGGCCGCACGACTCATTCTATCCATTTCACCTACTGCAAGGTAAAACATACATAAACTCATCATTGTGTATATTATATAGTGTTTCATACGAACTGGTTTATTCCCCAAAAGGCGAACAACATAAAACCGAATACAAGAACTTGCACGACTGACATGACGGCAACTTGTTTCATAGGGTGAACTTCAACAACTTTCTCTATCCAAGACTCACTAGGTGCAAGGTTTACAACTTGTAGAACTTTTTTTTCATATTTCACTTTAGTTCTACCTCAACAAACTTACCAATCATATTAATATCTGCCTCAGATAACATACCTGCTTGAGCCCACATTGTAGAACTCATAGGTCCGACTTCACCTCTATTCTTATAAGTGTTAAGTCTATCTACTATGTAATCTGCTGATTGACCTGCAAGTGCTGGGAACACTGCCATACCTTGTCCTTCTTGACCATGACACGCGGCACAACCACTCCATAAACTTCTGATATCACTAAACTCATCTAAGTTTGCAAGAGCTTGTTTTGCTTTGAGTATGTCTACACTTGTTCCATTGATTCTAACATATTCTTCATAACATTCACCTGTGCATGAACTGTTAGAACTATATCCTGAGTATTCTAAGTTTGGGTATACTTTGAGTGTAAAAAATGTAAATATTACTGCAACTCCTATGAGTGTCATTCCTAGTTCTTTCATGTTGATATTCCTGTTATTGATAAGATAGAAACCATGAAGATAGCCACGAGTGTAGTTATCTCCATAGTATCTTGAATTTTTTCGAGTCTCTTTTTAGACATCTTAGAATCCTCTTCCCATAGAAGAGAAATAAATTACTAAAAATGGTACTACAAACGGAAGAGTCATCAGCACTAGAAATTCGATAGTGTCAACAATTTTTGCTTTAGTCTTACGACCTGCATTATTGACTTCTCTAGCTTTTCGCACCATGCTCTTCGCAAATAGACTTGCTGTGGTCATGGTTTTCCTAAAAGTTATGTTATAAATATTTTGTATAATAGTATATATACCAGGATTATACGCACTTATTTAGACGGTTTTAAAACCTAATGAAGCTTTTTCTTATCTGTAGGTGGGAGTGATTCTTCAAATTCTAAATCAAAGTCCTCATAATCATAATCTTCATTTACTTCATTAATTAAATTGTTTAGAATCTTATCTAAGTATTTTCTTTTTGCAGTTCCGTTTATCAAAGGTATAGAATTGTTTTCTAACATATCTAACCATTGAGAACTTGCTTCATCATAAAAGGGAATATATTGTTCATTCATTACATTTCTATGTAGAATGTGGTCTGTAGGAACTGTCACTGTAGTATCTGATGATAATGGTGCATAAGGATAAAATGTTGCAAGTGTTTCTACTGGTGTTGCACCAGCTGATAGTCTGCACACCATCGGCAATGTGACTTCGATACCTGATGCTGTATCTCTTGTCATACCAACAACCTCTAAACCATTTCTGAGTTTTAGAACTTCGTATTGTTTAGGAGTTAAATCTGTTGGTCTTGTCATTATTTTAAATCGAATTGTTGTATTGTATAAGGAAAACTTTCCTCGTTATAGATATTTATCCTTTCTTTCAAGTGATTCAATGTGTGATTTTCACATTGTAAATCATCTGCAATATCAAATAACCTCATACTATCTTTACCATCGGTTTTACGAAGACCTCTACCGATTGATTGCAAGTTTCTTATTCTTGATTTTGAAGGACTTGCAAATACAACATTATCAATTTTTTTAATGTTTACTCCAGTAGAAAAGGTACCATATGATGCAAGTATCACATTGTTTTTCTTTTTACTTTTTTCTACTATCTCTCTTACATTCTCTCTATCTTCTGTATCTGTTCCACCATATACATAATGTAATTGACCATTCATTCTACTAACCATTGGGTTAAACATTTCCCATAAAACTTGGCCATGTTTCTCTACATACTGAAACAACACTAGAGTATTACCTCTTAAACTTCCTACAAGATTTGTTATGAATTGATTTCTACCTTGATGTGATACTAGATAGTCCATTTCATCTTGGTATGACATTCTCTTTTGTTTAGTATGACGGAGTATGATGGTTTGTATATCGATTTTTGCAATCGTGCCATCTTCAATTAACTCTGCAGAAGATACTACTTTCTTAACAGGACCAAAAAGACCCTCTAATTGTAATCTATGAACTTCGGTACCATCTAAAGTCCCTGTAGTTCCTATTCTAATTGCAGTAGTCTTCATCTTCTCTAAGATACCTTTAAGTGTTGTTGCTTTAAATAGATGTGCTTCATCACCAACTACTACATCAAAAGATTGTAATACTTCTTTAGGTGCTTTTGCAAAACTCTGCCATGTAGTAACCGTGATAGGTGCATCGAACACTTCTTGACCATGATATATCTTACAGATTGGTTCTTTATAACCATAATCTATAAAGTCTTTTGTCATTTGTTCTACAAGTGATGTAGTTGGCACTATGATAATCGTTTTCTTATTGTAGTATCTTGCCAACATATAGATAATAAGAGATTTACCAGAGGCTGTTGGAGATAATAATAACTGTCTCCCATATTGAACACTGGATTTTAGTGCTTCTAATTGATATCCACGAGGTTCAAACGGTAAGTCAAGCCCCTTGACAAATTCATCTAATTCAGGTTGTCTCTCTTTAACACCTAAAACTTCTTCAACTCCTTCAAATTCAAACCCTCTTTCTTTACAGAACTCATCAATATAAGGTAAGAGACCTATGTAAATCTTATTTGTTTTAATCGAAAATAGTCTAACTTTACCATCCCAAAATTTATTTCTATAAGACGGCATGAACTTTGCATTTGGAACTGTAAAAGAAAAGAAATCAAATAAGTCTCTTGCAAGACCATCATCACAATGGACTTTTAAAAAGACCTCATCGATTTTAGAAACTCTTACTATATTAGACATAACTATTACCTACACACCAGCCAACAAAGGATTTTCTTTGGCCTCTTGTCACTGGAGTGACCTGATGATGCACATATGAAGGAAAGAAAAATATTGAACCCTTGTCTTTTACTGAGTAAGGTAATGTTTTGATAGCGTTAGTTACATCTACTATAGGAGAATCATGCATTCGGTCAAATACTTGTTGAGACTCCAACCATTGAAAATAACCACCCTCATAATCATCTGGATGTGATAACTGTAATGTAAAACTTAATTTTCTTAACATATTCTTATCGTCTCTTTCTGGACCTGCATCTGTATGCCAAGTATAAAAATCTCCTCTATCTTTTTTAGTTGTTTCGGGAGCATCATATATTGTATATTGATATGCTTGTCTATATGCAATATCAAAATTCCAACCTGTATCTTCATTTGCTAAACACATAGCATCATGTATCTTTTGTTCTATATGTGCAGGCATCATATCTTGTGTAAACCAACATACTGAAGAACTTCTTATTCTGTTGTCTTCAGTTCCCTCATCCTTTTTTTCATTCATTGGATTACCTATCTGTCCTGTTTTTATTTCAGTTTGATTTGCAATATCTATAAGTGTATCACACTCTTCGTCTGTAAAGTATGCTGGTAATCCATATAGATAGTTATGATATAACATTATTGTCCTGCCATAAACTTTCTCCAATCGATTGTATTCTTAATCGTTTGGTGTCTCCAAGTAATATTTTGCATACACTCTTTGAGAAAGTCCATTTGTATTTTAAGTAAATCTTCTCTTGCTTTTAATTTGGTTAAGTCTTCATCTGAATTAAAGAAGTAATGCATATCTGCTTTCATAACTCTCATACCATCAAATGGGTCATCTTTCCAACCATGTTTATCTATGGTCTCTTTATCTAACTTACCATTATACCACAACCATTTATCTTTAAGAATAAGGTTGTATTGAAACTGAACTTGTTTGAGTTTGACCAAAGTATCAGTAAGTAGTTCTGAATACTTTGCATGGAGTTTTGGCACATCAAGACTTGATTTGTCGAGTTCTATATCATCGACAATACAGTCTTCTGTCCACATCAATTTAATTTCATCTAAAGTCATATACGACCATTATATCATAATATACTAGTATTTATAAGGGGTTTTAAGAACTGGATTCTATGTCGTAATACGAGAATATAAACTCTACTTGACAAGTCACAGGCTCACTATCAGAACCAGAAATTAATTCTAATTCTCCTAATGATGTAGGAAAACAATCATGAAATCTAAAGAACTTGTTTGGTATGTTTTTATTTGTATTTGTGACCAGTGTAATATCAGAATACTGATTTAAATCACTATCAACACCACTCATTAAACCAGTCGGTGTTTTTTGAGTAGCTGTATAGGCACTATAATCTGCTGGGTCTTGTATCGGAATAATTGCATTCATCCAATCATAAACTTCTTTGAAGTTTTCTAAATCTTCATCTACTAAGAATTTGACTGATAGTTTACCAAACTCAATCTTATCACCTGGAAAATATGCATCTAGCCCAACACCAGCACCTTGTCTGAGTTCACTAAATGTAAGACCAGGTATATTAACAGATTGAACATAGTATTCAACTGTTGGTATCTTGTCTATAAGTAATCTAAAGTTATTCTTGTTTAGAATAGATTTATTAATCGTTGTCAAGTTTGATTATCCTCTTATTTGATGAAGTATCATGGTAATCATTACCTCTATACTCTCTTAAATTCACCTCTTCACATAGATAACCATCTTGTTCATAGAGTGTTGTTATCTTTCTGCTGATGACTCCTTTAGTAGTTTCTTTACCTTTTGGAAATGCTTTTGACTCCCAAGGTCCTTCTAAAACATCAACTGACTTTTCATATTGTTTCATAGTATTCTCCATTACATAACTATTTATATTTATGCGTTGACAAAGCGGTCGCTTTTTTCGTATAATATAAACATGACAAAAAGATTTCAAACAATTCCACCAAAGACTATCATCTTTGATGTTGACGGAACCATTGCAGATGTTGAACATAGAAGACATTTTGTTAATGGTAATAATGACTGGAATTCTTTTAGAAAAGAAACTGTAAATGATACACCTGTTCAATGGGTGTGTGATATTGCAAAAAGATTTATTGCACAAGGAGATAATGTTGCATTTTTCTCTGCAAGAAATGAATCTGAAAGAGCAATCACTGAGAAACAAATCTCTGAATGGATTGGAGATGGCCATCAAGGAGTCTTTTTGAGACCTGATGGAGACTTCACATGTGATGCTGAGTTCAAATCCCAATTGGCAGACAAGTTCTTGTCGGTTGGTGGTCAGATTGATTTGATTTTCGATGATAGAAATAAAGTCGTTGATATGTGGAGAGCAAAAGGATTCAATGTAGTCCAAGTTGCAGACGGAGATTTTTAGGAAACCGAGGAATCGTCAACCTCTCTGGTAAACCAGGCACAAGAACTAATGACGATAGTGAGGTGCGAAGTTCCTAGAATAGAGACCCCAATTAACCTGCTGAAGAGCTAGAAGTGATTGGGGTTTTGTTTATCTGAACCAAAAAAAATCCCCTCGAAAGGAGGGGATTTTAATATCGATAAATCGATTATACAGATTATAGAATGTTTGAAACAGCCATCTTTCTGTAGTATTGGTTTGAACCTGCAGATGCAAGACCATCAGATGGTGTAGCACCAACAAATGGGTTAGATACCATTCCGTATCTAGTTTTGAAACCAATTTTCGGTTGGAAAGTATTCTCACCAACTGCACGAACCATTTGTAATGGAACATACGGACAGTAGAATAAACCAGCGTCATAAGGATTGCTTCCTCTGTAACCAACTGTCATATAATCAACGCCTGCATAAGGGTCGATGTATACTTTAACTTTACCGTTAAGAACACCAGCAAATGTATTGCCTGTGTCATCAACATTTAAAGAAGTTGATAAAGCAGGTGCGTAATCTAATACTCCTGCCATTGAAAGAGCTGATGCAACATCAGAAGAACAAAGAATAAAGTTACCTTTACCTCTTCGTGTTTCTTTTGCTATAACATTAGCTTCTCTTTCGATTTGGAAAATCAAACCTTTGAATTTCTCAACTGACCATCTTCCGTTAGCATCAACATCTAAGTTGAAAGTACCTGCTGAAGCTGTAGCAGCCGCACCAGTTTTTGCTTGTAAGTTAACATTTCTGATAACTTCACGGTTGATTTCAGCAAGAATCTCAGATGATAAGATGTTTGCCAATTCTGATTCTGCATCAAGACCGTGGATTGCTTTGAGGTCTTGTGCTAATTCGAGTGTATACTCAGCTTTTAATGCTCTGGATTTCGCAGTAACAGTTGCTTTCTCAATTGTGAAAGCCATTTCTGCAAAGTGATTCCCTGCTGCGTCACCTAAACTCTCTGCGTTAGCAGTTGACATACCAGAACCTGTAGTGTCTGCGTATGAAGGAGATGAAGTGTCGAATGGGTCACCAATTGGGTCTGAACCTACTGAAGTAGATGTAGTTTGAGCCTCTGAGGAATATTTTGAACGAGCTTCGTTAAACAAAGCCTCTGACATATTATCTCTAGTAGCGTCTACATCGTCATGATATCTTGCTTTCATAGCAAAGATAAGACCTGTAGGACCAGTCATTGGTTGAACACCACAAATGTCGTAAGCAACGAGATTTGGCATAGCTCTACGAACTAGTGAAATTAGGATTGGGTCCCAATTACTAATCGCTGAGCCAGTAGCATTTAAAGGTGCAGCCTCTTCAAGAGTAGCTCTATCTTCGTTAAGAGCTTTTTCTTGGTTTTCAAGGATAACTGCGGTTACAGCTCTCTTATAGTTGTCTTCGATTTTTGGTAAATCTGAGTGCTCAAGTATAGGAGACCATTTTTCTTGTAAATTTTCTGATAAAAACATTTTTACATTTTTCCTTTAAATTAACCTAATGGTTTTAGTTTACTTATAGCAGATGAATATCTTGCAATAGTTGGGTCAAGAACTTCGTCTGATGATGAATCATCTTCGAAAGAACCTGTTCCTTCTTCTACAGTCATTTCTTCTGCAATGTTGTCACCCTCAACTTTTCCAAAATAAGCTTCTTTGATTTCAGCAACTTTCTCTGAGAAATCTGCTGTATCTTTGAAGTCTACTCCGTTTGAAAGTGATTCCATTTTCTCTTTTTGTGATTCAGTTAAGTCTTCACAGGCTTCTCTGACCACATTTGCTCTCTTCAATGAATCCAACTCTTCTGAAACTTCCATATTCTTGGAAACTTCTGAATCGAGTTTTTGTTCCATTTCATCGAGTCTATTTGCGAGTTCGTCCATGACATTATACTTATCTTCTGGTACTTCAACATAGTGTTCTGTGAACAATGTTTTCATTCCTTCGATAAAGTTTTCAGTCATTTCCGCTCTCAAACCTCTTTCTATTGCAAGTTCGTTTTCTTTCGTCCACTCTTCTGCACAATATGTAAGATATTTGTCAACTGCTTCCGCAAGGTCACCTTTAACTTTTTCTACTGAGGTTTTTAATTCGTCTGAATACTGAGATTCTAAAGACTCTTTAATCTCTGCAACTTTTGATTGAACAGCTGCTTTAAAGATTGTTCTAGCTTTCTCTGCATTCTCTTCTGATAGTTCGAGTGCTTCTGAGATTGCATTGAGGTCGTCTTCAACTTCTATCTCTACTAATGAAGATTCTAACTCTGAATTATCGACTGACTCTTCCATTTCGTCATCGTCATCGTCATCATCGTCTTCTTCTTCTTCGTCTTCATACTTCTCAGCAATTTTAAGGACCTCTTCCTCATTCATTGCTTTCAGCATTTCAACGATTTTTCTAGCGACTTCTGCTTTAGTCAAGGTTTCGTCAACTTCTTCTTCTGACATTTCACCAAAAGTTTTTTGAAGTTCCTCTTTGGTCATATCCTTCATGTTGTTGACAATCGCCTTGATTGATTCCATTTTAGACATTTTAACTTCGTCTTTATCGGAATCTTCATCTTCTTTAAGTTTTTCTGATTTCTCAGGAGCAGGTGCAGATTTATTTACTGCATCTTTAACTTGTTTAGTTTCATCACCAGCCTTTTTAACTGATGCAACTGATTTGTCAACAGGATTTTCTTCAGGTTTAACGACCTCACCCTTACCCGATTCGATTTTCTCCTCGTCGGATGAACCTTGCTTAACAGGTTTTGCGTCACCTTTTTCAGCTTTAGCGTCAGGTTGACCTGCCTCCGCAACTGTTTCAACAGTTTCTTCTGTTGATTCTAGGTTATTTTCTAACTCTGCCATTTTTTTCTCCTGTTATGAGTATTAAACTATTTATAGTTTACTTTTTTATTTATATGTTATAGACTCTCAACGAACCTTTTCCATAAATTTAATTTGGTTTCCTCTATTTTTGACGCTTGGACAGTGCGAATTTCCTTCTGCATTGCTTCAAGTTCAACTGCTTTGAGTAAACCGTTCTCCATTACCCACTCAACTCCTTCATAAATGCCTTCTACGAAAGCTTCTGGAGCACTTGGGTCTGCTACGATGTCCGCAGCTGTTGCCAGCTGAAAGTCACCCTTAACATATTGTGCATCACCTTTTGACTCTAGTGAACCTAGGCCTCGTGATGAAACACCTAATTTAGCACCATCTTTAATCAAACTTCTTACGATTTGACCATTTGGAGTGCTTAAAATCTTTGCTCTCCCTATATAATTATCACCATCTTCTTCTAGTGATGTAATTAAATGGGAAACTCTGTCTAAATTGATAGTTGGACCCTCTGGATGTCCTAACTCACCGAATGCACGGTCTTTGTCAATGAATTCTTTTCTATAACGACCTACTTCTTTTTCCATTATGTTCTTTGGATAAACTCTGCCGTTTCTATTTTTGATTTCTGATTGCATGAATACGCCTTCGATGTAGTATTCTTTCTCACCATTCTCGTTTTGTTCGATGATTACAGGTGATATTGCATAATCGTTATATTCAGATATTAGTTTCATTGAATAGCTCCTTAAATTCTTCTATGGAAAATGATTCTCCCATAGATTTTAAGACATCTTTTATGTCTTTCATTTGTGCTTCTGCACTTTTGAGGTCTTCGTATACATCACCTGTGTCCATTCCTTCTAAAAATACAAAGACATCATTACCTTTTTGTGAATAAGATAAGTCATAATTCTTATTTCCAACAGATACAACTTCATTTTTGAGTTGTTTATGACCAACAGGCAACTTTGATTTTGCCTCGTTTAGTTCTAATGTCATCTGTTGAAATGATTTCATTATTCTTCTTCTTTCTTATCCATCCAATTTACCTGAGTTTCGACTCTTTTCATGTCGATGTTCTCAGCAGCCTTTTGGTGTAAACCTTTAAAGATAGTTTCTTTGGCATTATCCATTTTACCATCTTCTATTTGGTCTACTATTTCTTTTGCGATATCATTCATTTATTAAAATCCTCCGAAGTCATCTTCGTTTTCACTATCACCAGAACCACCCTCTTTCTCTATTTGAGAATCGATGATTTTGATATCCTCTTCTGTTTGATTCAGGATATACTTTCTAACATACTCATTTGAGTAATATTTACCGACATACTCACTTACTTGTGAAAGTGTGTCCATTCTTTCTCGTATAATCTCTGCATCTTTCAGTTCTGTAAAGTGATTGTCTGTTGCCCAATCGTATTGAATAAAATCTTTAACTTTATCAAACTCTTCTGCACTTA